ATACCACTTCTGGCCAATACTTCAGCAATACGGGTGTGATTGAAGGCATCATAACCTGGCTTCACGCCCATTTCATTGTCATCTCCATAAGTGATCAAGTTGCATACTTTATGGAAAATGGGCACATTCCACCAACGATCCTCTTTGGCAATCACGTAATAGGCATAGCGAATATACAAGCTATTCACAATACTGTTAATAATTACGGTCAAAGGATGACCTGATGGATTACTGCCTAGAAATTTCACCAGAACACCGAAAAAGTCTACGGTAGGACTAGAGATTTCACTGGCAATGCCCTTGAGGACTTCCAAATCCTCTCCATCATAGTTGCCGCTCTCGACCATGATGTCGATGGCAATCCTGAATGCGGCCAGCATGAATTGACGAGACATCTGGCCATCAAACGCCTTGTAGTCACCTGCGATGATGCGATCAGTCCCATGCTCACTAACATAGTCCATGAGCTCAGAGAACTCAGGGGATTGAACATCAACGCCTACAGCACATTCAAACAACTTCTTGTGCTTCTGCATAAGTGCAGAAAGGCTCAGGAAGTATCTACGCACCAACAAAGTGTCGGGACAACTGCAACCAGCAAAAACCCTGCGTTTTTCCTTGTCCAGTCTGGTAGATTCATCCTTCATAGCAGCTTTAAAAATCATATTGCTGCGCTCTCCTTCTCGCAAAACTTCTTCACGACGATTCACTTCGTCCCAAATCCACTGTTCAGCAGAAAGAGCTCTAGAGATCCCATCAATCCTACGATCTGTTTCGGAGACATATCGTTTCTTTTGACCTCTAAAGGGAAAACCCATACTCGTATCCAAAGCAATGGAATTAATTCCTTTGTGGCCATCCAGGCCAGCTAGATTCACATCATCATCAATCTTACCAAGAGATGCGAGGTCTGCCTTTGAAAGTCCACTCATCAGTTTACTCTTATAATCAATACAAGCTTTTGTAAAGCATTCTTGATCGAAGATGTTAGCTGTGTGTGTCTTACGATCCAAGTCGACATTACGATGCTCAATTTTATTCAAGCCAGTCGCCTTGCCATGGATTTTCTTAATCCCAGAAACGGGTTCAACATGTTCAGATATCAACGAAGTGACAACATTAGAACTGTTGAATTGCCCA